CTATTAAGTTATTGGAGGATATAGTAGATAAGATGGACGAGAGTAAGAAAGAGGGAGAGAGGGTAGAAATGCTAGGTAAACTTGACTCAATCATTGAAGCATCTAAAGTAGACAACACTGATGTTATTGAAGCTATTAAACAGATTAAACTAATCGTCCCTGCACCACAGGTTACAGTTGAACCAGCTAAGGTAGAGGTCAATGTCCCCAAACAAGATAAACCTGTTGTCAATGTCCCTCAAACTAAGATTGTTGTCCCAGACGAAGTAAAGATTAAACGACCCACATGGATTGATGGACTAATCAACCTACAACCAATCATTGATGTTATTGAATCTATTAAGGCATTTATACCTGTATTTCCCAAAGAGCCTAAAGACCCAGTATCAGTAAGGTTATCTGATGGTGAGAAGTTCTATAAAGCTATAAGTACATCAAGCGGATCAGCAGCCATTCCTACATTCAAAAATAGTGCAGGAGAGGTTAAGCAAGCCATAGTAGATGACTCTGGTAATGTTCAAGTAGATATTGTGACAATGCCGGATGTAGTGGTTAATACTGGCGATATAGAAATTGGTGCAGTAGAACTTAAAGATTCTAATAGTGATACAAGAGCAACAGTAGGATCTAATGGACTTTATGTTGATGTTCAATCTAGCATCCTTCCAACAGGAGCTTCTACTTCCATTAAACAAAACGACCAGATAGCCCTAGAAACAACACTTAATTCCTTAATTGAAACCTTACAAGAACTTACACAAAGACTTGAAGCCTTAGCAGGAACGGTTGCTAATACAGCCCAGTTAAGAGTAGTACAAACATCCGTCCCCTCTACTGCCGTCACTGGGCCTATCACTTCAGCTCAGTCAATCGCTGAAAAAGCGGTTGGTGGAATAAGTTACGCCGAAAAGATGGCTATTACTAATTTAACAGCGGTTCAATCAAATATTAACAACACAATAGGAGCATAAAATGGCAACAGAAACCCAAAACAACAAACCTTTATTACATATAAAAGAATGGCAGACAATGACTCCAGCACCAGTTAATTCAGGTATTGGAACTTCAGTTGTCTTTAGTAAAAATGGAGCTAATAATGTAGCTCTTTATTTATCATCTGGTACTGTTCATTATCTATATCACCATGACGAAGATGCTTATATTCAAATTCCATCTGGTGCTTTTGGTGGAACTTGGGTAGCTGGTGCTTGCGGTGTTTATCATCCTTGGTCAAAAACAATAACTGCTACAGGTGGTTCAACTACTACAATTACAGTTAGTGCGGCTTCTTTTAACTTAAATGGGTTTTGTAGGGGTGCAACACTTGAATTTTTATCTGGAACTGCTGCTAATATTGGAACACGAACTACAGTTACTGAAATTCTAAATAATGCTGGAAAAGATACTATTACTTTAACTTTAGCTGATAGTGTTACTTCGGTGGCTAACAATGATACCTTTAGAATGAATACAGGTAGTTTCTGGATAATGTCATCTGGAACTTTGGCAGCTAAATGTTTTCAACAGTTTGATGTTGCTACCTTAACTTGGACTGATAAGGCTTATGCTACTGGTGGTTCTACAAACTCTACTGATGGGAGATTGGTTGTACCTTATACTAGAATTGATGTCTTTGCTACTGGAACTGCCACTTCTGGAAGTGCTACTACTTTGGTAAATAGTGCTAAAAACTGGAAAGTTGACCAATGGATTAACTATCAAGTTAGGATTACTGATGGAACAGGTAAAGGACAAGTTCGTGTGATTACTGATAGTGATGCCACATCTTTAACTTTTGCTTCAGGAGCTACCATTGATAATACTTCACAGTATTCAATAGAGGGAGATGAAAATGCTATTTATTATGTTGGTAATGGTGCGGTTGCAATATATAAATACTCTATTTCAGCTAACACTTGGAGTACAGTTTCAGTAACTGCAGCCAGAGCTGCTGCTCCTGCTGCTGGTATGACTGCTGATTGGGTGGGAATTACAGGTGATACTGGTTGGGCTAATGAAAATGATTGTTTAGATGGAAGATATATTTATTCTATGCGACCTACTTCAGGTATTTTGGACAGATATGATATTTCTTCTAGGGCTTGGTTAGCTACTACTGGGGTAAATTACTTACCAGTTTTAACTCTAGCCAATGGTTCTGGTTCATTTTGGGATGGAAGATTTATTTATTATGCGGTTCAAGGTACTGCTTCTGTACCAGTTAGGATTTATAAATACAATATTAGAGGAAATTATATAGAACCATTTGCAGATGATTGGTATTTGGGTGGTGTAGCTGTTGCTGGAAATAGAGTTTGGGTTAAAGACCTATCTACTGCTGGAACTATCAAATGGCTTTACTATGTTTCTGGTACTTCAAATATTGTTAGAAGAATAATGATTATCTAAATGGTGTATAATAAACTAGCATGAGCATAACGGAACAGATAGAAGAAAAGTTTGGTTTGAAGATCGAAAACCTTAACCAGTTAGAGAAGGAAACATATTACAAGATGGTTGAGGCGGTTCAAAAGTCTCAGATGACTCCCGAAAAGTTGAAAGAGTATGTTGTATCAATGAGAGATGCTGTTGAAAGAGAGATCGTCAAAGAACCAACCTTTATTAGAATCTTACTTTGGAAAGTCGAGAACCCTAATTTGATTAAACTACAAGCAAGATTACAAAACTATATGTTACTGGAGTCTTTCCTTATGTCCCCGGAAAGAGCCAAACAAGGACTTGAAGATATGGTATCAGGATTAAAATAATTATCAACCCAAACCCTGTTAAACAGGACGGTAAATATGAAACACAAACAACCCACCAAGGAGGAGTTAGTCGAAATTGAACAGCAAGCAATCGCTGAGGCTGAGAAATTAGAAAAAGAGCCTGAAAAGGTCGAAGAAGAAGTGATAGAAGTGCCAGAAGATGAGCCAGAAGCCGAAATAGAGGCATCAGAGGAGGAGGTCAAGGCTGAAGAACCCCAAGCAGAGCCATCAGAGGAAGAAAAAGCTCGTCTTAAAGAGAAATTGTCTGCTAGTGCAAGAGAAAACCAGAAAATCTATGCAAAGAACCGAGTAATCAACCAAGCAATCGTAGAAGCAGAGGATTTACCCGAACCAACAGAGGCAGAACTAGAAAAAGAGTACAAAGATTGGGATTTGGCTAGTGATACTGAGAAGATGCTCTTAAAAGAGACATATATCACTAAGCAATGGAGAGCTAAGATTGCCGAAGCCGGTAAACAAGCAACTAAGATAGAGAAGTGGAACGATTCAATCATAGAGTTTGCAGATGATCCTAAGACTTTAATTGATAACCCCCAACTTGAGGGAAACTTAGAGAAGTTCAAAGAGTTTGCTATGGAGGAGTCTAACAACAGTGTACCAATGAAAATCTTAGTATCAGCATTCTTACACGAAAACTCATCAGGTGTTCTACCCAATAAGGGTAAAATGTTTGAAAAAGGTAGTGGTGGTGCTAACTCTAAACCAATTCCAACCAACGGCAAAATATCTATCGAAGATGCTCGCAAACTAAGAGAGACAAACTTCGATAAATGGAGGGAAATGTTGAAGGCTGGAAAGATTGAGTCTGATTTCTAAGCACACCCATCCTCTTGACATACAATAAAATGTTCTAATACTATTAGGACAGATAACTCCAAACTCCGATAGCGGAACGGCTAATAATCTACTTTATTAGTTAGTAAAAATATGTCCGCATACGGAACAAAAATAGCAGAGGGTTTTTCCAGCAAGGTCATGCAAGCATTGTATGATAGGAATATCCTAGATGCGATAGTCAACCGAGACTATGAAGGTGAAATCAATGGAGTCGGAAGTAAGTTAAATATCCTAGATTTCGACAAATTATCAGAAAAAACATACGAGAATACAACCTTAACGGCTGATTCCCTAACTGAGAACAATGGCTACTTACTGATTGATCAGTACAAGTCATTCTATTGGAAAGAGAAAACCTTAGCTAAATGGTTATCGTACATCAAGAATCCACACCCAACCATCGTTGCCCAGGTCGCTAACGAGAGATCGAAGAACATGGACACGTTTGCTTTCAGTAAATATGGTGATGTAGGTGCAGGTCAATGGGATGGTACTTCTTATACGACTGGTACAGTTACAGTAGCTGCCACCACAGGTCTAGTTACAGGAGCAGGAACGACCTTTACCGAAGATATGGTAGGTAAACCTTTCAAAGCCCTTGGACACACCACTTGGTATAGAGTTAAATCATTCTCAACAACCGAAGCTATCTATATTGAAGATGACAAGGATGATGAAACCTCAGCCTACACAGGCGGAGCAGTCGATGCTCTAGCTACCTTCGAGATTCAAGCTGCAACAGTTAAGACAATCACCGCTGCTAACATTCTTTCGAGTGTTGCCGGATTGAAAGAGAAACTTGACCTAGCCGAGAAGAATGGTTATTCCTCAGTTCCAGACACAGATCGTTTCCTAATCGTTCCTCCAGAATTTGAGACAATCCTAACTCAAGGAACAGGTGTCGCATTGCACGTTGATGCAGCCTATTCAGAGCTAGTTACCAAAGGATTCAAAGGTGAACTACAAGGATTCAAGATCTTCGTCAGTAACAGATTATCTGGAAACAACACAGATGGTTACTACGTTATCGCTGGACACAAGATGTGGATGACCTTCGCAGAGAAAGTGTTAGACGCAAGAATGGAAGAAGATCTAATCGGTGACTTCGGAACAGCCTTCAAAGACCTGTTCGTCTACGGAGCTAAAGTGAAAGATGCTCGCAGACACATGGCCGCAGTAGGTTTCTGGAAGTTCTAATTAGTATTTAGTTATTAACAACCGGGGGGTGGGATAAGACTCACCCCCCAGAAGAAGAACAATGGCAATATTTGAAATAAAAGAAAACCTACCTAGAGTTACCAAAGATGAAATTAGAAGAATTGAGGCCATTGATAGCGGTCTCAGAATGACAAGTGAAGCCGCTTTCCTAACGGCTCTTGCCCCTTATCTTACTAATAGAGTCATCAGATGGGACACAACCCTTCCCCTTTCCCCTCAAAATACATTAGCTCACCTAGATGGTGATTTAATCATTGAGGCAGAGGGATCAACCCTCCCAACCGACTATTCTGGTTTCAGAGTAGGTGCTACATTCTTTCTTCTCGGAGTCTATGGTAGAACTCCTTATTTCAACATAGGTACATCTTCTTCAGCTAGATGGCAGATTGCCTTCACAACCGCAGAATCTCCTTCAGAGAGTCCATCTATATCTCCTTCAGGCTCAGCCAGTCCTTCTGGTTCGGGTAGTAAGAGTGCTTCTGCCTCCGCAAGTAAATCAGTATCTCCTTCAGGATCTAAGAGTCCTTCAGCTTCAACTTCTAAATCCGCAAGTAAATCCGCAAGTAAATCAGCTTCTAAATCTCAAAGTCCTTCAGGGTCTCTCAGTCAGTCATCCTCAGTCTCTAAGTCCGCAAGTCCTTCGGGTTCTGAATCGCCTTCGGTTAGTGCATCCGCTTCTCCTTCGGGAAGTCTCAGTCCTTCAGGTAGTGCCTCTCCATCAGGATCGTCTAGTGCATCACAATCTCCTTCAGGCTCAGCATCTAACTCAGGATCTAAGTCTCAAAGTCCTTCAGCATCTGGATCTAAGTCAGGCTCAGCCTCATTTTCTCCTTCAGGTAGTGCAAGTCCATCAGGATCTGAATCGAGATCTTCAAGTGCTTCATACAGTCCTTCGGGTAGCACCAGTCCTTCAGCCTCTGCCTCTCCTTCATCATCAATTAGCTTCCCATAACCTATGGCATTTAATTTTGTAAACATCACTCAGGGAGACCCAACTACAACCATTGTGAAACAGGGACAGGGAGTTCTACATTCGATAATCCTTAATACTCCGGTAGCAACAGGCTTGATTAAAATATATGATGGTATCCAAGGTTCTGAAGCAATAGAGGGAGACTTAATTGCCACCATTCTCATTCCAGCCAGTCCTCTCTGTCAAACACTTATCTATGACTTGGCGTTTTCAAAAGGGTTACTAATCGTAACCTCGGTGATAGATCAGAACATCACAGTTACCTTCCGATAATTTCCCCTTGACAGGAATACATCTTTATGGTGTATATTTAGTGTATGGTTAGAAAAGGAGTTTATCTTACCGATGAACAAGTTAGGTTCTTAGAAACTAAGGATGAATTAACCTTTGCCGAACATCTCCGTAGAGCTATTGACGACTATATAGACACCCTGCGTTCTTGGGATGCCTGTGCTTCAGCTTCAAAGATTATTAAAAATAAGAAAAAATGATTGAAATAGCTATACTTTCGGAGATGGCGAGGTTGTTGTTACTAATTGCTTGTATGTTGGGAGTGATGATTGCGATTCAAGTATTATTATTTATTTCTGCCTTAAAATAACATGGAAGATACACTTACACCAACGCCCAACAAACCAATAACAATGGACTTCTACGAAGCCCTAAAGAAAGTTATTGAGGGCAAGAAGATAACTAGACAGTCATGGAACAATGAAGATTATGGTTTGATGAAGGATGGGTTTTTATCAATTTACACCAAGGGAGACTTCCACACATGGTCGGTGAATGATGGTGACATGGAATCTAAAGACTGGGTTATTATTCAATCAAAAAATTATTTACATGATTGAGCTATCTGTTATCATTCCCAACCGCAACTCACCCTTTACCACTAAGACAATCGAGGATGTGTTAAAGAATGCCGGATGTGAGGTAGAGGTAATTGTGAACGTAGACGAGAAATGGCCTGAACCTTTGGTAAACGACAAAAGAGTTACCTATGTCCACCCACCACAACCTATTGGATTGCGACAGGCTATCAATACCTGTGTCAAACTCGCCAAGGGCAAGTACATAATGAAAACAGACGATCATTGTGCTTTTGGAGAGAACTTTGGAAGGATTCTAATTGACAGTCATCTTGAGAACAACTGGGTACAAGTACCACGAAGATACGCCCTAGATGCTGAGAACTGGAAGATTGGTAATGAGGGTGATCCGAAATACCCGATTGATTATATGTTTATAGACTTTCCCCTGAAAGGTAAGGATCACGATGATGGAATGCATGGCGTTCCCTATAAAAGAGACGACAGAAAAGACATTTTAGTAGACGACACGCCATCCATGCAGGGTTCATGCTACTTTATGACTAAAGACCACTTCGAGAACTTTCTAGGGGGATTAAGTGAGGTTGGATATGGACAATTTAGTCAAGAATCGCAAGAAATTGGCTTCAAAACATGGTTAGGCGGTGGTGCATTAAAAGTCAACAAGAAAACTTGGTATGCACACCTTCATAAAGGTAAAACATACGGAAGAATGTACATAATGCCGGGTGGAACAGCCGAAGCATCTAATTGGAGTGCTGATTA